GACACCCAAGCGCAATACACAGGGTTTAAGAATCGTATTATTAATGGTGCTATGGTGATTGACCAGCGTAATGCTGGGGCGAGTGTGACACCAACTGCAACAGTATATGGACTAGATAGATGGAGAATGGCCGCACCAGCGGCATCAAAATATAGTTTCCAACAAAATGCTGGCTCAGTCACTCCTCCAACAGGATTTACAAACTATCTTGGAATTACATCATTATCTGCATATTCTGTAGGAGCAACTGATGTATTTGTCGCATTTCAGTATATTGAAGGATATAACGTAGCTGACCTTGCTTGGGGAACTGCTAATGCACAGACAATAACATTGTCGTTTTGGGTTCGCTCAAGTCTAACAGGAACTTTTGGAGGGGCTTTAGGCAATATAAATGCTACTAGGTCATATCCTTTTAATTACACTATATCATCAGCAAACACATGGGAACAAAAAACCATTACTATTGCTGGAGATACAACAGGAACTTGGAACACAACTAATAGTATTGGATTAGCTTTATATTTTGGATTTGGTGTTGGCTCAACATATTCAGGAACAGTGGGTGCTTGGGTAGGTTCAGAACGATACTCAGCAACAGGCGCTACATCAGTAGTCGGCACTAACGGAGCTACCTTCTACATCACAGGCGTTCAACTAGAAAAAGGCTCTACAGCTACATCATTTGACTACAGACCTTATGGACAAGAGTTGGCGTTGTGTCAGAGGTATTATCAAACTGCGTCATTAACTACCGCTTCAGTTGCATTAGGCTCGTCATCAAGAGGTGCACCCTATTCATTAAAAGTTACAATGAGAGCAACACCAACTACTGCTTATTCTTCAGTAACTGCATTTAATTCTAGTGGTGGTGCGTTAAGTTCTCCAACTGCAGCAGATAATCAAGTTTCAGCTGATGCTATTTCTTATATGGTAACTAATTTTTCTACCGCAGCACAAATTGGATTAACACTAACTGCAACTGCGGAGCTATAAAATGGAAAATTACAAACAATGGAATCCTATTGGTGGTCAAGAAAAAGTTATTCGTTTATCAGATAATGCCTTTATCCCATTCGACACAGCCAACACAGACTACCAAGCATATTTAAAATGGCTTGACGAAGGCAACACACCAGAGCCTGCAGATGAATAAATAATAAAAGAATACTAGGAACAATAAAATGGCTGTTACTACAAGACAAGGATTAATCGACTATTGCTTAAGAGAGCTAGGCGAGCCAGTAGTTGAGATCAACGTCGATGACTCTCAGTTAGAGGATCGTGTAGACGAAGCCCTAGAATACTGGAGACAGTACCACTGGGACGGCATTGAGAAAGTATATCTCAAGCAACAGGTTACTGCGTCTAGAATTACTCTTACTGCAGCTGTGGCCGAGAACTTTGAGATAGGTGAATTGGTAACAGGTCAAACGTCTGGAGCCACTGCTACTATCATTAGAGAAGGTCAAACAGAATCTTCTGGGGTGACTCTCATCGTTAGAAACGTAACCGGTGACTTTGTTTCAGGTGAAACTATTACTGGCGCAAACTCTAATTATTCAGCGACATTCTCAAGTGTAACTCTTGGAACATACGACAAGAGATACTTTGATCTACCAGACGCTGTGTATGGTATAGCTAGAGTTATTCCATTCTCAAATGCGTCCTCATCTAAGAACATCTTTGACTTACAGTACCAACTTCGCTTAAATGACTTATACGACTTAACGTCTGTGTCAATCATTTACTACAAGACAGTCATGAGTCACTTGTCTCTATTAGACTTAGAATTAAACGGTAAACCAATGTTTAGATTCAATCGTCGCCAAGGTAGATTATATCTAGACGTTAACTGGGAATCTGATATCGCAATTGGCGACTTCTGTGTAGTAGAATGCTATAGAGCTCTAGATCCTTCTCAATTTACACGAGTATGGGACGACGAATGGCTCAAGAGATATACTGCCGCTCTATTTAAGAGACAGTGGGCAGCCAATGGTAAGAAGTTCCAAGGTTTAGTACTCCCAGGTGGAATATCTATTGATTGGCAAGCTATGTACAACGAAGCTATTGAAGAGATTAAAGAATTAAAAGATGAGTTATTAAATAAATCTGCTCCATTAGAATTTTTCATGGGGTAACTAATGCCTCGTTCAGTATACACATCAGCAGGTTCTAAGAATGAACAGCTATTTCATGAAGACTTAGTCGTTGAGTCTTTGTCTTTCTATGGTCAAAACTTCTACTATATACCAAGAACTTTAGTAGCTAAGGATGAGATCCTTGGCGAAGATCGCTTGTCTAAGTTCAAGCACGCATACTCTATTGAGATGTACCTAGAAAATGTAGATGGCTTTGACGGTCAAGGCGCGTTTATTCAGAAGTTTGGTTTAATGATGGAACAGTCAGCCACCTTAGTTGTGGCTAGAAGACGCTGGGAACAACTTATCGGAAGATTTGGTAGAACAATACTTCCAGGCAGACCTTGTGAAGGTGACTTAATCTATTTCCCATTGACAGACGCTTTATTTGAAATTAAGTTTGTTTCACATCAAGATCCATTCTATCAAATCGGTAAACTTTTTGTTTATAAACTACAAGTAGAATTATTCCAGTATGCTTCCGAAAGAATGGAAACTGGAGTTAAAGAGATCGACGACTTTGAAAGTCTTAAATCATTCGACACAAGCGTTATTAAGAATGGTATTGTTTCATCTATAAACGTTACAAACGTTGGAACTGGATACTCTTCAGCTACTGTTACTATAGGTGAAGAATGGGAACCAGAAACATACTATGACGTTGGAGCTGACGTATGTATATCAAATAGAAGATACACAGTCGTTACGGCCGGAACAACGTCTTCAGCAGCTCCTACACATACATCAGGTTCTAGCGCAAACGGAACAGCAATTCTGCTTTATGTTGGTGTAAGAGCCACTGCGACAGCTTCTATTGGTGCTGGTGTTGACAGTCTTGGAACAATAACATACATAAATATAACTAATGCTGGCAATGGTTACACATCTCCACCAAACGTATATATTACAGGTAATGGTAGCTTTGCTGAGGCTGAAGCGTTCATAGATAACATGGACAGACCAGACTCATACGGTGATAACAATAAATTCAAAGAAGAGGCAGCCGCGATATTATTTAGTGAAGATAACCCATTTGGTGACTTAATAACTCCACCAGTGCAGGGAACATCATTTACCATGGATTCTACTGCTATCACAATGGATACAACTTCAATAACGATGGATAAAGAATAAAATGTCAAAACAAATTATTTCATCAGGAGCAGTCGCTAATGATCGCACAGGCGATAATTTAAGAAACACTGCCGGTAAAATCAATGCTAACTTTAATGAGTTATATTCGGCACTAGGCAATGGTTCTCAATTATCTGTTGCTACTGTAGCTAAAACAGGTAACTACCAAGACTTAACCAATAAGCCCTCTCTGTTTAGTGGTAATTATAACGACTTAACTAACAAGCCGAATATTCCTGTAGATGTTTCTGATTTAACAGATAACTCAAATTTGTTAGGTGGTGGCGGTAATGCTAACACCGGTGACGTCACATTTGAATTAAATAAAATCATAGGTGCTGGTACTGCTTCTGGTGATGGTAACGGATACTCTACAGTAGAATTGGTTCCTGATCCAAGTCTTTATGCTAATCATCAATACCTTGTAATTGATCCAACTGCTCCATCACACATTCATATTCGTGCTGGCGGACCACAGGATAACAGTAACGCTGACCTAATTTTAGGCGGTGAGAAAAATAACGTAAGAGTAAGAGACAATCAAGGCGTAAGAATTCAAAATGAATATACAGCTGACGACTATCACTGGTATAATTCATCAACATACAGTGACGCGTCTTGGTTCGTAGAAAACGGCAGCAACTACGTTCAGTTTACAACCGCTGATCCTATAATGGTTAATCATTTTTGGAACTTTACAAATGGTACTCCAAATCAGTTAATTGTATATGACGCTGAAGCATCTTTCACACTAGACTACGCTGGATGGGGATCAAATCCTGAACCTAATGTTTATAAAGTTCAAGTAGTCCAGGCTCCTCCTGAAGGTGGTACTGTAATTCCTAGTGCCATAGAATTTCATCTATTCACAACAACTACAAATTACTTGTACCTAGAAAATAATGACTTTAGAGTTGACGTAGGTGATGACATTAGAATGTTTAGTCGTGATATATTCAGACTAGCAAACTATTCAACGAGTCAGCCTGTTGAAATTACAACAGACTATGACAATTCATCATACACTTGGGCATTCAATTCTGATGGAACAATGAGATTCCCAACTCTAAATGTTGATATTCATAATGGTGGAGTTCAGAGCGCACAAGTTTTACAATTTGGTGATCAGTATCAACAAGCAATAATCACTGGTCCAACACCAAATACAAATGAAAATGCTCAGCGCTTAATTATCCAAGGTCAAAGAGGTCAAGGAACAGGAGAAGGTGGAGACGTTTACTTCTGGGGTGGTGACGCAGACACAAACGGCGGAGACATTAAGATCTATGCCGGTGACGCAGACAATCCTAGCACAGGCAATGGTGGATACGTTAACATTGACGCCGGTAATGGATATAACAACGGCGGTAACGTAACTCTTTCTGCTGGTAACTCATCTGAGTATGGTGGAAATATCCAAATAACTTCTGGTTATGGTGCTGTACAAAACGGAACTGTTAGTGTATCTGTAGGTAATACACAACAATGGGTATTTAATGCTGACGGTAGCTTATCGTTACCCGGTGGAACATCTATAAAAACATCTTATGGTGGTGGCAGTCGTCTAATAATAGATGGCACTCAAGGCGATGGGTATCTACAGTTAGATTCATCTTCTGCTGTACTTGTTGGATATAATAGTACAGGAAATGTGTCTATCGGTAATCCAACCGGCGTAAATATTACTGAAATAGTTTCAGGAAAAGTTTCATATGTAGGTCAAGAAGTTCCTTTATCAAGCGCAGGAAAACCTGGAGATTTTGCTGGATTAGTGGCGTTTGATGCATCTTATATGTATTACTGTACTGGTTTATACGGTGGAACAACCTATACTGTTGTTCATAACTTAGCTCAAGGATTTTCTGCTAACGGCGTAGACAATGGTTATTTAGTAGAAAACACTTACCAATTGCCACAAGTTGGATGGAAAGTTTATTATAACGGTGAAGTAAGAATAATCAATCAAGTTAATAACGGTGGAATTCCTGGATTCTATGTTGTGTTTGTTGATAGTGAATTAGTAATTCCTGGTCAAGCATCATTTGCATGGGGTCCAGTATCCACAACAGATATTTGGAAGCGTGTAGCATGGTCTGGAGACACTTGGTAATCTAAATGCTAAATAATCAAGTATATTATCATGGAGCAATCAGAAAAACGATCGTAGCATTTGGTCGTCTATTCTCTGACATCCAAATTAGAAGACAAGATAACGATGGTAACGTAGATCAAATAGTTACCATCCCATTGTCATACGCTCCAAAAGAAAAATGGATAGTTCGTATCGACTCAGATCCTGGTTTAAATAACCACACGTATACGACTCTTCCAAGAATGTCGTTTGAAATTACTGGGTACGCATACGACGCTACTCGTAAGATCAACAAGATGAATAAGATTAAATGTGATCAAGCAAGTGGTGACATTCGCAAGTCAATGTTTACTCCTGTTCCATATAACATTGATATTAGTTTATATGTATTGACTAAGACGCAAGAAGACGCTATGCAGATCATTGAACAGATTCTGCCAACATTTACCCCTGAGTATACGCTATCAATTAATGCTATTCCTCAGATGAATGTTGTTCAAGACGTTCCTATTGTTTTAAACAGCATCTCAGTTCAAGACGACTATGATGGTGACTTTGAAACTCGCAGATTTGTTACTCATACGTTGAACTTTACGGCAAAGATTAATCTATACGGCGCTGTATCTGATCAAGGTGTCATTAAAGACATCAATGTTAATGTTAGTCAGCCTGGTAGAAAATACCAAGCAACAGGAACATTACCTGGTGATCCAGTCACCGAGAATTGGGAAGACGACTTTTAATTATGGCTCAAGTATATAATGCGAATTCGAATCTAAAAGCAGCAAACGTAAAAATACAGTTCACTCAAGAACAGGTTATAGAATACGCTAAGTGCGCTAATGATCCGATTTATTTTATAGAAAATTATTGTAAGATTGTTTCTCTAGATCATGGTTTAATTCCATTTAAACTATATGAGTGTCAAGTTGAGAAGGTGAAAGTAATACATGAGAATCGTAAAGTCATACTTATGGAAGGTCGTCAGCAAGGTAAGACGACTACTTCCGCAGCGTACATCCTTTGGTACACTCTATTCCAAGCTAACAAAACGGTCGCGATCTTGGCAAATAAAGCCACCGCCGCGCGGGAAGTACTTAACAGATACCAATTGATGTATGAACACTTGCCTAACTGGCTTCAACAGGGTGTTACTACATGGAACAAAGGTGACATCGAACTAGAGAATGGTTCAAAAGTATTTACTGCTGCAACGTCAGCTTCTGGTATTCGTGGTAAGTCTGTTAACATGTTATATGTAGACGAAACTGCGATCATTCCGAATAACATCGCCGAAGACTTCTTTACTTCTGTTTATCCTACAATCTCTGCCGGTGAGACAACAAAGATTCTGTTGTCATCTACTCCATTAGGATATAATCACTTTTGGAAATTCTGGAACGACGCTGAGAACAAACGCAACGACTTTGTTCCACTGTTTATTCCATATTGGAAGATACCTGGAAGAGACGAGAAGTGGGCAGAAGAACAGAAACGACAACTTGGTGAACTTAAGTTTAACCAAGAGGTGCTATGTAACTTCTTAGGATCAAGCTTAACTCTAATCAGAGCAGACATTATAGCTAAGCTAAGTCCAAGCACTTATAAATATTCTAAAGATGGTTTAGACGTTATCGAAGAACCAGTTAAAGGTAATACATACGTAATGGTAGTTGATCCATCAAGAGGTGTAGATGGCGACTATTCAGCATTCAGTATAATAGATATAACGCAAGTACCATATAAACAAATCGCAAAATATAGAGACAATAAGATAAGTCCACTATTATTCCCTAGTGTAATTCATAAGGTAGCACAAGATTATAATAATGCATATGTGTTGATTGAATGTAATGTTTCTGAGCAAGTTCCAACCATCTTATATACAGAGATGGAATATGAGAACATTTTATTCGTAAGTAGAACTCCTTCAGGACAAGTAGTTTCTGGTGGATTTGGTGGTGGTAAGACACAACTTGGTGTATTTACCGATAAAAAAGTAAAACGAATTGGTTGTACTAATTTCAAGTCGTTAGTTGAAGAGAATAAGTTACTTATTCAAGACATTGATACTATCGCTGAAATTTCAACCTTCATTGAACGCAGAGGATCATATTCTGCAGATGAAGGGTATCATGATGATTTAGTTATGCCTTTGGTATTATTTGGTTGGTTAGTAACTAATCCCTATTTTAAAGAGCTAAATGATATAAACATACGTCAAGTGATGTATGAGAATCATATTAAACAGATTGAAGAGGAATTAACTCCATTTGGAAGCATTCTAGATGGTGTTTCAGAAGATCCTATAGTGCAGTCTGAAATTATAAGAGAACAAAATAGAGCTCCGGTCGAAAAGGATCAGTATAATTTGACTGCAGACCAGATTGAATTATTGAATTTTCGATAGTTATAAATAAAAGTATAGAGGTGACTCTACTTTACATCATAAAAATAAATTTAGGAGAATCAAAAAATGCCTTTCCAATTATCTCCAGGAGTTGCGGTAGTCGAGAAAGACTTTTCATCAATTGTTCCTGCAGTGTCTAGCTCTGTAGGTGCTTTTGCCGGTGTATTTACTTGGGGTCCAGTAGAGGATCCAGTTACAATCTCTTCAGAAAATAACTTAGTATCTCGTTTCGGCAAGCCTGTTGATGCAAATGCTCAATCTTTCTTTACAGCAGCAAACTTCTTGTCATATACAAATAATCTTTTAACAGTTCGTGTTGATACAACTAACGCAAGAAACGCTGTTGCTACTCTTTCTGGATCAGTAACTGATATCACTATCACAGAACCAGGTAACTCATACCTTGTTGCTCCAGTAGTAACATTCAGTGCTCCACAGATTGCAGGTGGCGTAACTGCTACTGGTACTGCTGTTCTATCAGGCGACACTGTTGTTGACATTACAATTACTAACCCTGGTTCAGGTTATACATCTGCACCTACAGTTACTTTAGGTGATGCACCAAGTGGTGGTATAACTGCTGAAGCAACTTCAGTTATCACATCTGGTGGTATTAAGATCAAGAACCAAGACGACTACACAACAAACTATGAAAATGGTGCTGGCGTTGTAGGTATCTGGGCTGCTAAATTCCCAGGTGCTCTTGGTAACTCATTAAAAGTTTCTATGGCTGACAGCGCTTCTTTTGCTGCTTGGACATATAAAAACGAATTCGATGCTGCTCCTGGTACTTCTGCAGCAGCTGCAGCAGCCGGTGGATCTAACGATGAATTACATGTTATCGTTATTGACGAAGACGGACTATGGACTGGTACGGCTGGTGGAATCTTAGAAAAATTCTCATTTGTATCTAAAGCAAATGACAATAAGAAAGCTGATGGTTCTAACAACTATTACAAAGACGTAATCAATAGTCAATCAAGATACATTTGGTGGATGGATCATGTAACTGTATCTGGTACTGCCTGGGGTGGAGCTTCTAACCTAGCGTTTGGTTCTTTATCTGTTGCATCTACAATCAGTCTAGAAGGTGGCGTTGATGACTTAACAGCTACAGACGGTCAACTACAAAGTGGTTTCGCATTATTTGCTAACGACGAATTGTATGACGTATCATTAATTCCAGTTGGTAAAGTTTCTGCAACTGTGGCTGAATACGTTATCAATAACGTTGCTGAAGTTCGTAAAGACTGCGTAGTATTTGTATCTCCACAAGATGTTACATCTGGCGATATCATTATTGGTAACACATCAGAAAGCATTGACGCAATCAATGAATACCGCGATGAATTACCATCTACATCTTACGCTGTAATGGACTCTGGCTGCAAATATCAATATGACCGCTACAATGACAAGTACCGTTGGGTACCATTGAATGGCGACGTTGCTGGTCTTTGCGCTCGTACTGACTACACTAATGATCCTTGGTTCTCTCCAGGTGGTTATAACCGTGGTCAAATTAAGAACGTTGTTAAGCTTGCTGTTAACCCAGGTAAAACAGAACGCGATAACTTGTACAAGAACGGTGTTAACCCAGTTGTTAACTTCCCAGGTCAAGGCGTTGTATTATTTGGTGATAAGACTCTTCAAGCTAAACCTTCTGCATTCGATCGTATCAACGTACGCCGCTTGTTTATCGTTCTTGAGAAAGCTATCGCTACAGCTGCTAAGTATCAGTTGTTTGAATTCAATGATGACTTTACAAGAGCACAATTCAAGAACTTGGTTGAGCCATTCTTGAGAGACGTTCAAGGTCGTCGTGGTATCATCGACTTCAGAGTTAAGTGTGACGATACAAACAACACTGGCGAAGTTATCGACCGCAATGAATTTGTTGCCGATATCTTTATTAAACCAGCACGCTCAATCAACTTCATTACATTGAACTTTGTGGCTGCTAGAACAGCTGTAAACTTCTCTGAAATTGGTGCGTAACATATAAATAATAAAGATAAAATAAAGGAATAACAAATGGCAAACATTGCAGATTTTAAAGCACAGATGATTGGTGGCGGCGCACGCGCCAATCAATTCCGTGTTGATTTAACATTCCCGAACTTTGTTGCTGTAGGAGCAGTTGCAGGTATCAATGCACAATTTATGTGTAAAGCTGCCCAATTGCCTGCTTCAACTATCGAGAATACTCAGATCTTATATCGTGGCCGTCAAGTTAACTTTGCGGGTGAACGCTCATTTGCACCTTGGACAGTATCTATCTATAATGATACAACGTTCACAATCAGAAACGCTCTTGAGCGCTGGTCTGATGGTGTAATGAACAATGCTCAAACGAATGGTCGTGTGAATCCACGTGACTATCAAGTTGACTTATTGGTACACCAATTAGATCGTAACGGAGCTACTGTTAAGACTTATAAGTTTGTGGATGCATATCCAACAGCTATCGGTCCTATCGCTCTTGACTACGATACAAATAATGCTATTGAAATTTTTGATGTAGAATTTACTTACAACTATTGGACTTCTGACACAACTACTGGTGCTGCTGCATTCGGTGTAAATGTTGGTGTAACAACTCCAGTTGGTTCATTCCCACTACCTATCTAATAGGTAGTTTTGAAAAGGTTATATTATTGTGGAAATATTTGGTTTTGAGATAAAGAAAAAAGAACCTAAGCTGCAGGCGTCGATCGTACCGCCGTCTGCAGATGATGGTTCCACGGTCATATCTTCAGCGGTTGGTGGTTACTACGGTGCAGTAGTAGACCTCGAAGGCGTTATTAAGAATGAAAATGACCTACTGAAAAGATACAGACAAGTTGCGCAGTACTCTGACTGCGATAATGCGGTTGAAGATATCGTTAATGAAGCTATTGTAGCCACTGACGATGAACAAGCCGTAGACATTGTGTTAGATGACCTTAAGTTGTCTGAACCAATTAAGAATAAAATCAGAGACGAATTTAAAACTATTCTTAAGCTATATAAGTTTAATGAAAGAGGTCACGACGACTTTAGAGCATGGTACGTTGACGGAAGATCATACTACCATATTTTGTTAGACCCAAATAACTTAAAAGCTGGAATACAAGAATTAAGATACATTGATCCACGTAAAATACGTAAGATCAAAAAGATACACAAAGAAAAGAATGAAAAGGGTGTTGAGGTAGTTAAAAGAACCGAAGAGTTCTACTTGTATAATGACAAGGGAATATCTGAAAACACCACACAAGGCGTTAAGTTATCTACAGATTCAGTTATTTACTGTCCATCTGGATTACTTGACTCCAATACTGGTATGATGCTTTCATATTTACATAAAGCAATTAAACCAGTTAACCAATTAAAAATGATTGAGGATGCGCTTGTAATCTATAGAGTGTCAAGAGCTCCTGAACGCAGAATTTTCTACATTGACGTAGGTAACTTGCCTAAGCATAAAGCTGAACAATACGTTAATGACATAATGAATAAGTTTAGAAACAAGATTGTCTATGATGCCTCTACAGGTGAGATTAGAGACAACCGCCAGCACCTATCTATGATGGAAGACTTTTGGATGCCACGTAGAGAAGGTGGTAAGGGTACTGAAATTACAACTCTTCAAGGTGGTCAGAATCTTTCTAACATCGAAGACATTCAATATTTCCAAACTAAGTTATACCAATCATTGAACGTGCCAATTGGAAGACTACAACCAAATACTGGTTTCAGTCTAGGTCGTTCAACAGAGATAACTAGAGACGAAATTAAGTTTAACAAGTTTATCAAGAGACTACGTAAGAAATTCTCTACAATATTTGCTGACGCTCTAAGAGTTCAGTTGATTATGAAGGGAATCATTAGACCAGATGAGTGGGATTTAATGAAGCAGGACATCCGCTTCGACTTCCAAGAAGACAACCACTTCGCTGAGTTAAGAGACAATGAGTTGCTCAACCAAAGAATTGACACATTGCAGAAGATGGAACAATACATTGGTAGATTCTATTCAATTGATTACGTAAGAAGACACGTATTGATGCAATCTGAGGATGACATCAAAGAGATTGATAAAGCAATGAAAGATGAGCAGCAGTTACATATTCAGAATGCTGAATTTCAGGCTGACGTAAATGCAGCTAAGAACCCAGTTCAAACAGGAGAACCAGAATGACACAAGGCGTTTTAGATTTAATCCAAGCTATCGATAGCGGCGACTCAGTTGCTATTGACGCAGCATTTAATGCTGAGATGGCTGCAAGAGTATCTGCTAAGTTAGATGACTTAAGACTTGACGTTGCTAAAAACATGTTCAGTGAAGCATCTTGCGGAAAAAAGAAAATGAAAGAAAGCGAATGTGACGACGAGGACGAAGATGAAAAAGAAGAGATGTCCGAAGAAGTCATGGATGAAATGATCAATGAAGTACTTGGTAAGAATGAACCCGCTGGCGCATGGATCAAAGACTTTGTAGACTCAGACAATCCTAAATTCGCAGGTAAGTCTAAAGAGAAACGTAAACAAATGGCTCTAGCTGCTTACTATGCTAAGCAACGCAACGAAGAGTTAGATGTTAATGAAGTTCTAGATTACTTGAACGAAAACGAAGACGTTTTAGCTCAACTTACGGCAGAACTAACTAAGTAATATGTACTTTAAACAGTTCTCTAGAAAATTGTCTGAACAAGTAGGGTCTGATGAGATTGTTTCTCAGGTTAGATCCTATGGACATTTACTAGAAGAAACTGTGGATGGAACAATTTTAATTGATAAGCAAGCTACAGACTTAAATACTTTAGAGGAAGCAAGGCAGTATATTATCAATAATAAGCACAATAAAGAATTAGAAGAACAAGTTAAAACAGATCTATACGAAGAACTATCTGATAATACAATAGCAAAAATAATACAAGAACATCACGACATTAAAGTGACAGATAAATTAATAGAATCGTATATTGACTTTGCTTCCTCTAAACTGTTTACATTAGATCCTGTAGTACTTGAAATAAGAAAATTAAATAAACTAGACAAATTAGTTGAGGGTAAGATTGATTATAAGTTAAATGATGAAAGCGTTATTGCCATTAGTGAAGATACTCAACACCAATTAAAAGATGTATTTGGCGAACACCCTGAAGTAGTTGAATACATGAGAGAAAGTACAGAAAACTTTCTACAAGTTATAAGAAAACTCGGAGAATAAAATGGCATTGACCGTTCTTAAAAATACTAACCAAGAAGCTATCGTTAAAATTAGTGAAGTTGGTTCTGAAACAATCGACTTACAGACAACGATCTTGGCTGCAACACAAGCTTTAAGTGGCGCAACTCAAACAGTTAACATTGCTGGTATTGAATACACAGGTTTAGCTGGTTCAACAATTACAATCGTACGCAATGGTGTTAATATTACAACATTGTCTGCAGAAGGTCATGACTATGTTGGTTTTGCGGCTGGACAAGGTTTTGTTGATTCAATCAATAATACTGCAGACATCGCAGTAACTATCGCTGGTGCAAATGCGCAATGTTACTTGACACTACGTAAAGTTGGTGGTTATGCTACTAAAGTTGAATATGCTACTTATGGTGCTTACGACGACGAAACAAGAGTAGGAGCATCGACAACTATGTCAGGTTCTCCAGATAGGGTATAATAAATGAAACTCATCAAAGAACACACCGAACAGGTCAACTTAATCGTTGAAGAAAAACTTGGTAAGGGAAAAGAATATTTTATTGAAGGCGTATTCCTTCAATCTAATTTAAAGAATCGCAACGGTCGCGTTTATCCAAAAGACATTATGGCTAATGAAGTTAAACGATATACTGAAGAGTATATCAAAAAGAACCGTGCGTTTGGTGAGCTTGGACACCCAGACTCTCCAACTATCAATCTAGACCGCGTCTGTATGATGATTAAAGATCTAAGAGAAGACGGCGACAACTGGGTTGGTAAAGCCAAAATCATGGATACACCATACGGTAAGATTGTTAAGAACCTTATCGATGAAGGTGCTCAATTGGGTGTTTCATCACGTGGTATGGGTACATTAACTCAAAAGAATGGTGTGAACTACGTTGGTAAAGATTTTATGTTAGCTACTGCTGCTGACATTGTTGCTGATCCTTCAGCACCAAATGCTTTCGTTGAAGGCGTTATGGAAAGTAAGGAATGGATTATTGTCGATGGAAAATTCGTGGAAAGAGATTTACGAGAAGCTCAAGCTTTAATTCGCAAGACTTCTAGTAAAAATTTAGAAGAGGCGAAGCTTAAGGTATTTCAAAGCTTCTTAGAGAAAATCAAGTAATTATAAATAATACATATAAATCAGGAGATATTAAATGTCTATCGAACAAAAGATTGCTGAAATCTTAGCTGAATCAAAAGCTAATGCAGCCGAAGACATTCTTGATGATGAATCTGTAGCTGCTGAAGAAGCTGAAGTTGTTGCAGAAGAAACACAAGAAGAAGCTGAAGTTGTTGCTGAAGAAACAGCCGAAGAAACAAAAGAAGAATATACAGTAGACGTTAAAGAAGACGTTGCTGCTTTAGTGAACGGTGAAGAGTTATCTGAAGAGTTCAAAACTAAAGCCGCTACAATCTTTGAAGCAGCTATTGTAACGCGTGTAAAGCAAGAAGTTGCACGTTTGGAAGAAGAATTCAATGCGCGTCTTGAAGAAGCCGCAGCTAAGAATCAAGAGGGACTTGTTGAAAAAGTTGATGGATATCTCAACTACGTAGTTGAGCAGTGGATTAAACAGAATGAAATTGCCCTTGAAGCTGGTATTAGAACTGAAATGATGGAAAGCTTCGTAGCAGGTCTTAAAGGCTTGTTCGAAGAACACAATATCGATATTCCAGAGGAAAAAGTTGATTTGATCAGCGCTTTGGAAAATGACGTTGTTGAACTTCAAGCTAAGTTAGATGAACAAGTTGCTGCTAACGTTGAATTGACTCAGTCAATCAATGAAGCAGTTCGTGAATCTATCATTGCTGAAGCTTCAGAAGGTTTGGCTGAAACTGATAAGGAAAAATTCGCAGCTTTGGCTGAAGAACTAACTTATGAAGATGCTGAAACATTTACATCAAAAGTTCAAACCATCCGTGAAAATTATTTCACAGCTACATCAACTAAAATTGAGACTGTAGTTACTGACGAACCAATCGTAGAAGAAGCTGAAGTTAACAAACCTAAGCTTGATCCACGCATGGCAGGTTATGTATCTGCACTCAAAAAAACTAACTAATAAGGAAAACTACAATGTTAGACAATCGTCAACAATTGATTGAAAAATGGTCTCCAGTGCTTGACGCTGAAGGCGTAGCATCAATCAAAGACTCTTATCGTAAGGGTGTTACTGCTCAGTTGTTGGAAAACACAGAGCGTGAATTATCTAAAGCACAAAACTTGAACGAAGCTGCACCAACTAACGCTGGTGGTACAGGCTTGGCTCTTGGCCACTCTGGCGCTACTACTGACAACGTTGCAGGTTACGACCCAGTGTTGATCAGCTTGGTACGTCGTGCAATGCCACAATTGATCGCTTATGACATTTGCGGTGTTCAACCAATGACACAACCAACTGGCTTGATTTTCGCTATGAAATCACGCTACACAAACCAAGGTGGTACAGAAGCTTTGTTTAACGAAGCTGATACAGACTTCGCTGGTACAGGTACACACGCTGGTTCTAACCCAGTTGATGGTTCCTTCACTACAGGTACTGGTTTAGCTACTGCTGATGCTGAGCGTCTTGGTCAAGGTGGTTCTGGTGACGGTACTTTCGGCGAGATGGCATTCTCTATCGAGCGTACAGCTGTTGTTGCTAAAACTCGTGCATTGCGTGCTAACTACTCTGTAGAATTAGCTCAAGACTTGAAAGCAGTTCATGGTTTGGACGCTGAAGGTGAATTGAGCAACATTCTTTCTACAGAAATCTTGCAAGAAATCAACCGTGAAGTTGTTCGTACAGTTTACAAATCAGCTAAACAAGGTGCTGCTGTTGGTACTGCTGTTGCTGGTACATTCGACTTAGACGTTGACTCTAACGGTCGTTGGTCTGTTGAAAAATTCAAAGGCTTGTTGTTCCAAGTTGAACGCGAAGCTAATGCGATTGCTCAACAAACTCGTAGAGGTCGTGGTAACTTCATCATCTGTTCATCTGACGTTGCTTCTGCATTAGCAATGGCTGGCGTATTAGACTACGCTCCAGCTTTGAGCACATCTTTGAACGTTGACGAAGCTTCTACAACTTTCGCTGGTGTATTGAATGGTAAGTACAAAGTATATGTTGATCCATATGCTGCTAACCAATCTGCATCACAATTCATGGTTGTAGGTTACAAAGGTACTTCTGCATACGACGCTGGTTTGTTCTACTGCCCATACGTTCCATTGCAAATGGTTCGTGCTGTAGATCCACAAAGCTTCCAACCAACAATCGGCTTCAAGACTCGCTACGGTATGGTATCTAATCCATTCGTTGCTCTTGATGGTACCGGTGAATTGGTAGCTAACGAGAACTACTACTACCGTCGCGTTAAAGTAACTAACTTGATGTAATAGTTACTCTACGTTAAAGTAGATCGTAAAAAGGGATTCTTCGGAGTCCCTTTTTCATTTATATAAATAGTAAAAACATTAGGAATCATTATGGCAACTTTAACCTGTCCAGATCCATCTAATATAAATCCGTTATCACCTACCGGGTTTATGCTTTCTATTCAGAAGCTACCAGGCGTTTCTTTCTTTGCACAGGAAGTAACACTACCTGAAATTAGTTTACCACCAATCGATATGAATACACCATTGTCTAGAATCTCTATCACTGGTGAAATTCTATCTTATGGTGACTTAACTATCAACTTCTTGATAGACGAGGAAATGAAGAACTATACAGCTATCTATAATTGGTTAAAAGGTCTAGGCTTTCCAAAGGATCACAAACAGTATACAGAATTTATTGATAAAGAAAAAGATGCCGCAAACTCTTATGGTAAGAGTGAGAACCTTGTAAGTTATTCAGACGGTACTCTATCTATCCTAGGAAGCAATAACACTCCAGTTAAAGCTTTTACATTTGTTGACTTACATCCTACATCTTTAAGTTCATTGCAGTTTACAGCCAATGCTACAGACGTTAACTACTTAATCGGTACAGCATCCTTCAGATACACATATTTTGAGATAGCATAAATAATAGTGTACATTAATTAGGTTTTGTGGTATAATATAATTTTACCATAGTGTGAGATATTATGAAAAATATTGAAGAGATTCAAGAACAGTGGGAAATTGACAGTCAGATAGATGATAACCATCTAGGTGAAGCTGCTACCCACACTCCAAAGTTGCATGCTAAATATGTAAAACAATTGATCCAATGCAAGTTAAAACTAACTAAACTAAAAGCAGATCAAAGTCTTCTAAGACAAATTAAGTTCAGATACTACCGTGGTGAGATGGGTAGAGACGAGCTTGAGACTAGAGGATGGCCACAGTGGCAAGGAACTAAACCATTAAAGAATGAGATGGAAGAGTTTCTTGATGGCGACAATGATCTAGTCGCTATTAAAATGAAGATTGAATACATAGAATCCATGGCTTATCTGTTGGAGTCTATACTTGGGCAGATACGATCTAGGGATTTTCAGATCAAGTCTGGAATTGATTGGAAAAAATTCCTAGCGGGGATGTGATGAAAGAATGGATTAAAGTTCAGTTTACGCCGACTGACAATGAAAAGAAAGTGGCTGAGTTGATTAAAGAGTTATACAAGAATCATGAAGTATTAATTACAGAAGCTGGTACTATTTACATTAAGAAAAAATGAAACTAACAGTAGAAAAAATAAGTGAAGTACATCTAAGAGTCTATGGAGACCCTGGATGCGAGCAAGAACTAGAGATGTTCTTTACATACGAAGTTCCTGGGGCTCGCTTCACTCCTAAATTCAAAGCTAGGCTATGGGATGGAAAAATTCGCTTATATTCTATCATTAGAAAAACTTTATACGTATGTCTATTCAACTACCTAGTAGAATTCTGTAGACGAAACAACTACGAGTTAACCTTCCATTCAACGGAAGAGTATCCTAAAGTTTACGAACCTAATGAATATTCACTAGAAGAAACACAAACATTCATTAATGCTTTGAATATGCACGCTCGCGGTGAACCTATTCCTGCTCGTGACTATCAAGTTGAAGCTGTCAATCATGCATTAAATGTAAACAGAACTGTACTTCTATCTCCTACTGCATCAGGTAAGTCGTTTATGATTTATTGTCTATTAAGACATCACCTAGAAGAGGGCAGAAAGTGTATCGTTGTCGTTCCTACGACCTCACTAGTTGAGCAGATGTATTCTGACTTCAAAGACTATTCCTCACACAATGGTTTTGAAGTCGATCAACGGTGCCAAAAGTTATACTCAGGCTTCACAAGAACGATGCACTCAGATGTTCTTATTACTACTTGGCAGTCTATCTACAAACAACCAAAAGATTGGTTTGAACAGTTTGATGCCGTGATTGGAGACGAGGCTCATCAGTTTAAAGCTACCTCTTTGATTACTATCATGGAGAGAATGCAGCATGTTAAGTACAGAATCGGTACAACAGGAACTCTTGACGACAAGCAATTAAATCAATTGACTCTCGAAGGTTTGTTTGGTCCTGTTCATCGAGTAATTACGACTAAGCAATTAATGGACCAAGGTTCAGTAGTTAACATTGAAATCTCTTGTTTGATGCTTCAGTACTCAGAGCAAATTAGAAAAGAAAACAAGGGAATGAATTATCAAGAAGAGATAGATTTTATTGTCTCTAATGAAGCTCGAAATAAATTCATTACTAACCTTGCATTAAAACAAAAGGGAGTTACTTTAGTTCTGTTTAGGTACATTGAAAAGCACGGTGATATACTCTATGATATGCTTAAACATAAAGCTCCTGAAGGAACTGACGTTCACTATGTTCATGGTGGAGTTAACGTTCTAGATCGAGAAGAGATCAGACACACCGCCGAAAATTCAGGTAAAAATGCTATCATTCTAGCCTCCTATGCAACCTTTTCTACAGGTATAAATATTAGAGGAATTGAAAATGTTATTTTTGCTTCTCCTACGAAGTCTAAGATAACTAACTTACAGTCGATTGGTCGTGGTTTGAGACTAAAAGATGGTAAGTCACTTCTTCGTTTATTTGATATTGCTGACGATTTGTCCTATAAGTCTCACAAGAACCATACCATTAACCATATGTTAGAAAGGGTGAAGATATATTCAGAGGAAAAGTTTCCTTATAAGATATATCCAATACAACTATGAACTCTCCGCAATACGCAGTTCTAAAATTAATAAATGGGGATGAGCTTCTTTGCACATTTGTTGGTGAAGATGAAACCCACATTTTAGTTCTCTTTCCAATGTTAGTAAAAGCTATACCAAAACTTAAAGAAGGTAGAGTCTTAGAAGCTATCTCTCTTGCTCCATACACCCATTTTGCGGCTGACGATGAATATACGTTTGCTAAGTCTCAAGTTGTTTTCATTAAGAACCTAAGTGAGCGTTACTACGATACATACAAAGTTGCTGTTGAAGACTTTCTTACTGGGATAGACCCTACTGGTCCAACTACAGCTGAGGAATTAAAAGACGCATTAAATCAGTTAGGTAATATATTTGGTGATCAGGTATCTTATGAAGACAATCAAACAGAAGAAACAGATTCTATATTCATCGATGACAACAGTAAATCAATACATTAAACATTACTTAGTTGATAGACCCGATATAGATATAATACACTGTCCCAAAATTTATGTACAATTATTTTTAGTTTAAAAAATTATTTAAAAGTAAACTACGAGTTTATTATTGTACAAAAATTTAAACTTATATTATAATAGACATATGTTGAATTTGAAAGTGAAATATGGCCGCTAAAAAACCAGTACATTATGTAGACAACGCAAAGTTCCTTCAGGAGATCTTGGTCTACAAACAAGCATGCAGAGAAGCTGAAGAGTCTGGTGAAGAGAAACCAGTTATTCCAAATTATCTCGGCGAATGCATCCTAAAGATTGCTACAAAGCTTTCTAACAGTCCAAACTTTATTAATTACTCGTATAAGGACGACATGATCCTTGACGGCATCGAGAACTGTATTCAATACTTCGATAACTTTGATCCAGAAAAATCTAAGAACCCATTTGCATACTTTACACAGATCGTATGGTACGCTTTCTTACGTCGTATCGATAAAGAGAAAAAGCAATCTTACATTCGTGGGAAGTTAATCAGGGATAACACAATCGAACAGTTTGAGTTACAAGACCATGACATGGGTGGAGACGATGACTTCCATAATACATACATTGGCTTCATGCAGAACCATGGTACATTCGACCATGACTATGAAGAGAAAAAGAAAGCTAAGCGTAAAAAGAAACAGGCTTCATTAGATGAATTATTTGTAGAGGATTCTGAATGAAATTTGCAATCTTAGGTGATACGCATTTTGGAGTACGTAATGACTCAACTAATTTCCATAAGTACTTTGAGAAGTTTTATTCAACGATGTTCTTTCCTTACTGTGAAGAGAACAACATTAGACTTGTATTTCAGCTTGGTGATTTATTTGATCGTCGTAAGTTTATCAATTTTAATTCTCTATCTGAATGTAAGCGCTACTTCTTTGATGAACTAGAAGCTCGTGGGATTCAGTTAATTACTCTACTTGGAAACCATGACATCTATTGGAAAGAATCTCTTAAAGTAAGCTCGTCAGGTTTAATCCTTGGTGAATACGAAAACATCTTATTGATATCCGATCCATTCACATACACTATTGATGGAACTACGATAGATATTATCCCATGGATCTGTAAAGAAAATGAGAAAGAAGTATTTGAGTTCATCGATAATAGTAAGTCTGACCTGTGCTTTGGTCACTTTGAGATCGCTGGTTTTCCAATGTATCGTGGCATGACTGCTGAAGAGGGTCTGTCTCATGATATGTTTGCTAAGTACGAAAGAGTTCTATCAGGACACTATCATACTAGGTCGAAAGCTGAGAACATCGAGTACATTGGTACACCATATGAGATGACATGGCAGGATGCTTATGATCCTCGTGGATTCTCTGTGTTCGATACTGAATCTAGAGAATTAGATTTTGTTCAGAATCCATTTACCATTCATACCAAATTGATATATGACGACCGAGACGTTATCATTAGCGAGCGAGACCTTAAAGACAAGTACGTCAAGGTTGTAGTTATCAATAAAACTAACTTGTTTGCGTTCGATCAATATATTACTGACGTCTATAACCAAGATCCTGCTGAAGTTAAAATCATCGAGGACCTATCTGAGTTCAATGAAGGTACTGTCTCTGACCAGATTAATCTAGAAGATACGATGTCGATCCTAGACAACTACATCGAGTCAGTACAGACTTCAGAAGACAAAGAAGCAATCAAGAAGGTTATGAAAGAGTTGTACATCGAAGCCTTGAACAAGGAGGTAGCATAATGTATATCAACGAACCAAGTGGTAAGAACTATCTTAAGTTAAGCATTAAAGATGATCTGTTAATGATTCAGTTGCTTAAGTATAAAGAGCCAGTATTTTTAAGTTTAGATAGAAGATGTATTCCAGATTTAATTAAAGCTTTAGAGGAGTTTAAAGATGCCACAGACATGGAATGATGATGGAATACTAGACACGTGGCCAAAGCGAACTGTTCTTGATGACTATAATCCAAATCAAAAACAAATTGAATTCTTTTGGCCTCTCACAGAGCAGATTGAACTAGATTTAGACTACACTAGAACAAAAGAATACGATCATCAAAAGTATAAGTTAAGTCTAGTAAACCAACCAGGGCAGGTACTAACCATAGGTAATGGTGGTACATCTGCTGTTTGGGTTACAGCTAATGAGATGACTGTACCTAAGCTATCAACCCAAGGATTAGAAACACCGGAAATTACTTTTACTTTAAATAAGAAACCATTTATAATTAAAAGATTAATGTATAAATTACTTGGCTTCAAGTGGAAGGTTCAATGATAATCTTTAAAACTATATCATGGAAAAACTTTTTATCTACTGGTAACACACCAAATAAAGTTAATCTAAATGAGAACTCATCTACGTTGATCGTAGGTAAGAATGGAGAGGGTAAGTCTACGATTCTAGACGCCCTCTGTTTTGTCTTATTCAACAAACCATTCAGAGACATCAACAGACCACAGTTGGTTAACTCTATCAACCAAAAGAACTGTCTAGTAGAGATTGAGTTTGACATTGGTCCTGTCAGTTATAAAATCATTCGAGGCATCAAGCCTGCGGTGTTTGAGATCTGGCAGAATGGCGAGCTAATCAATCAAGATGCAGCTGCTAAGGACTACCAAAAAGTTCTTGAGCAACAGATCTTGAAGCTGAACTATAAGACATTTACACAAGTAGTTATTCTTGGATCTGCTTCGTTCGTGCCATTTATGCAGCTTCCAACAGGTCAGCGTAGAGAAGTTATTGAAGACATTCTTGACATAAAGATATTCTCTACTATGAACCAAATCCTTAAGGAGAAAATGATTGGAACAAAGGAACAATTACAATCGATTGAGACTGAGATCCGTATCCTTACGGAACAGGCCAAGGCACAACAGACCGTGCTCAAGGCTCTTCAAAACTCTCAACAGCAAAACATCCAAGCGATCAATGTAAAGATTGAAGGCATCAAGGTTCAAATGGCTGCTCACAATCAAAAGATCGAGAGTCTTCGTGAAGAATTCAGTAAAGTTAGTGCAGAGATGCCGGATGAGACCGAGTTAAGTACTAACTTAGGTAAAGTTCAAAAAGCGTTTACTAAGCTAGAAACTACGGTCAATCAGCTAGACACCAACATCAACTTCTTTAACAGTAACGAGGTTTGTCCTTCATGCGCTCAAGGTATCGATCATGAGCATAAAGAGAAGATCGTAAGTGACTTGTTAACTGACAAGGAAGCTCAGCTTGAAAACATGAAGACCGTTAAGGCAGCACAGGATAAGTTACTTGAGACACATACTAAGTTGAATGAATGTTTAACTAAGATTAAAGACATCAACATTAATATCTCTACTGAGACTTCATCTATTCGTATCCTAGAACAGAGTCTTACACAGTTGAACTCTGAGTTAGAGCAAGCTAACATGCAGACAGACATCGAACCTGAGAAAGCAAAGCTGCAAGATATCGCTCATCATGCTCTTATGAAAAACTCTGCAAAGATAGAACTGCAAGAAGAGCAGAAGTTACAAGACATTGCTGCCATGCTTCTTAGAGATACCGGCATCAAGACTTCGATCATCAAAGAATACCTACCAGCCATGAATAAGCTTATTAATGTTTATCTAACTGCGATGGACTTCTTTGTTAAGTTTGAGCTTGATGAGTCATTCAACGAAACTATCAAGTCAAGATTCAGAGATGAGTTTACGTATGCTTCGTTCTCTGAAGGTGAGAAGATGAGAATTGACTTGGCTATCTTGTTTACATGGAGACAGATCGCTAAGATGAAAAACTCTGTGAACACGAACCTTTTGATTCTAGATGAGATATTTGATTCAAGTCTAGACGTAGCAGGTACAGACTACTTCCTGACTGTCATGGATCAACTTGGAGAGAATACAAACGTGTTCGTTATATCTCATAAGGGTGATATCCTGATGGATAAGTTTAAAAACACGATTCGCTTCGAGAAGCATAATGACTTTAGTACCATAAAGCAAAATACGTAAACGGTTCTATACCAGCCGGAAAGCCTTTGGTTTCAATTACTTAGATTTTCATAAGTGATTGATTCTAAAGGCTTTGTTGTTTTTAGCACAAAACTGTGTACATTTAATAGGATTTTGTGTATAATTATCCTATACTGGTATTCCGGAGCCTAAGACCTGCGAGTCAAAAATAACTGTTTACATTAATTAGGGTCCAGTGTATAATTAAACATTATTGAGAAGGAGCTTAATTATGCAAACAATTTATATCTTACATGCAACTATTCCATCACAAAAACATACATTCATGGAACTATTTACATCTTTAGAAAACTTAAACATTTTCTTAAATAATCATCCGGAAGTACAAAAATCTTCCATCACTCTACATGACTTAAATCCTCAATAAGTTACAATTCAGTTACAATTTAACTGTGTACTTTAATTATAAATTAGGGTATAATATATCATAAATTGATGAAACGAGTAGATTATGAATAACGCAACTGACTTAATCGCAAAACTGCTAGCTAACGAAGATATTACGGTCGTTCAAGCTAACGTAGAAACTGCATCCTTTAATATTAAGGACCGCGTCTTGACTCTTCCTATCTGGAAGGAAGCTTCTAACGACCTGATTGGTATGCTAGTGGGTCACGAAGTAGGTCATGCATTATACACTTCAATGGAGTACATGGAAAACGAGTTCACAAACACTGAGTATTCCCGTGCTTTCCAAGGTTACTTGAACGTGCTTGAAGACGTACGCATCGAAAAACTGATGAAACGTAAGTACCCAGGTATTCGTAAGACTTTCAACGCAGGTTATAAAGAACTAAACGACAAGGACTTCTTTGGTATGTCGTCCTTGGATGTTGACAACTTGCTGTTGATTGACAAAATCAATCTTCACTTCAAAGTAGGTTACGCTGCTGGTATGGAATTTACCAAAGCTGAACAGGACTTTGTACATCGTGCAGAACGTACTGAAACTATTCAAGACGTAATTGCTCTAGCTAAGGAAATTTTTGACTACACTAAGGAAGACTTAGAAGAAAAAATGGAAGAGGCTGAAGCGAATGCTCAAGCATCCGGTAATAATCCTGATGAACAAGAAGATATTTCAGATGAAGGTGAAGAATCTACTTCCTATGGTGATGGTTGCCAAGGCGCAGACTCTCTAGAAGAGATGATGGAAGCTAAGACTGAAAATACTTACCAAAAACGTGTAGGTGAACTTGCTGACTCTAAGACTCGTTATGTTTACTACAAACCCGGTAAGTTCGCGTACAATCCTTTAGTACCTTATAAAGAACTTGTTAAACGAGTTGAAGAACGTGTCGTGCGCCATCGAACAATTTATGGTCCAGAACGTTACTCAGTGTCATCACAAAAATTGCAAAAAGTCAAGGACATGAAGGACGGTTCTAAGCCAGTTGTAAGCTACCTCATCAAAGAATTCGAGATGAAGAAAGCTGCTACTGCTTACAAACGTACAATAGTTTCTAAGACTGGTCAATTAGATATGCGTAAGATTTATGCATACACTATGAAGGACGACTTGTTTAAACGTGTTTCTACAGTAAAGAACGGTAAGAACCATGGTATGTTGTTCTTGTTAGACTGGTCTGGTTCTATGAGCAACTATATTCAGCAAACATTGGATCAAGTAATCAATTTGGCGATGTTCTGTCGTTCAGCTCAGATCCCATTCCAAGTGTTAGCATTCAGTGACAACTTTAGAATTCCTGAACAAGACGCTCTTAGAGATAGAAACTTTGTCGAAGAAGCCGGTACACTGTCAGTTAACTATGGTACTATGGCTCTGTTGGAATTCTTTAGTCACAAACAAACGTCTTCTGAATTCAATTCTGCGATCACTTGGTTGAAGACTATTGGTCAAGAAGTGTTACCATTAAATGGTACTCCACTTAACAGTGCTTTGAACTACATGACTGACTATGTTGGTCAGTTCAAGAAACAAAACAACATTGAGAAGTTGACGTTCATTACTCTGACTGATGGTCAAGGTGAAACACTAGGTCCTGTTGGCGGTGGTCCTAGCCGTCGTGACTATGATAGTGGTATTGGTATCCGTGAATTCTTGTTGGATGAAGTTACTGGTAAGTCTTACAATGTGAATAGATACGACTCAGAGTTGTATACTCGTGCTTTCCTGCAAATGATTAAGGAGCGCTACGACGCTACTACTCTTGGTTTCTATGTAACAGGAACTAGCTACCATGCTTTAAGTTCAGCTCTAATGGCGCACTATAACCGTGACGAGTTGACAAACATCTCATTGACAATGGATCGTATGAAAAAGGAAATGAAGTCTAGAGGCTACGCTTCCTTGAAAGGTACTGGTCGCGATGAATTGTTTATCGTTCCAGCTCAATCTAAGATCGATAACGGTAGCTTAGACGGTGTAACTGCTGGATCTACAGCGTCAGCGATCGCTAGACAGTTCAGCAAAACTTTAAACAAGCGTAAGACTTCTCGAGTTCTCTTGAGTAAGTTTATTGACTATGTAGCATAGGAGTTATTATGAATGAATTAGAAGCTCTTCGTGAGATGCAAGACTATTGGAAAACTGAGATGCAAGAAAAAGAAAAAGAATTCGAGCGCGAATTAAACGACATTAGAATGGCAACTGCTGCTGTCCCAGGGCACGTGTCTGTTGCTGCAGACGGCTCGCTTGTAACTGTATCAGATGGTACAGGGGTTTCTCCAGTTTCAATAGACACTCTAATGAAACTTGCTGACCCAAATCTGCTTCAGGCTGTGGAAACATCAGACATGGATCAATCCATTTCCATCCTTGATGAGAATGAGTTCAAGAGAATCTCTAAGGAGAGACTGGCAACTAAACTTAGAGAGGGAGTAGCTAAAAAGGCTAAATATACTATGCTAAAGAAGCCTCACGAGCACACGGTTGTGACCCGGGCTCGAGTTTATGTGTTTTCTGAGGAGGAAATGAGGCTTTTTATTGAAAAACTTATGAATTATCGCAAATAACTGTGTACATTAATTAGATTTTAGTGTATAATTATCTTGTAAGTTGATTAATTGAGTAGGAGTTATATTATGTTTAAAGAAAGTCTTATTACTTTGTATCCGGAGCTTAAAAACTCTGGTACTATCCGCACTAAAGACGTCGAATCAGCTATGAAAGCTAACGGCGTCAAGAAGTTTCCACACGACATCCTAGTAAAAATGTCCCGAGGAGTATTTGCATTACGCGATACAGACTCCCCAGTGACTGCGGAAGTCGTTCCATTTCCTAAGAAGGAGGTCTCATTGGTACCATCAGTAGACTCTAATTACGTAGCCTTTGGTAACCATAAGGACGTAGAACAAATCATCAAGTCTGGTATTTTCTATCCGACTTACATTACAGGCCCTACCGGTAACGGCAAGTCTACCATGGTAGAGCAAATTTGCGCAAAGCACAAGAAAAATCTGATCCGTGTTAACTTAAACATGATGTCGGATGAGGACCAACTAATCGGCTCTAAGACTCTTACCAATGGTAACGTCGAAATCGTCGAAGGTCCAGTGTTGATCGCTATGCGTACGGGCTCAACCCTCCTACTCGATGAGATCGACGCGGGTTCGGCCAACACTCTCTTGTGCTTGCAACCTATCCTTGAAGGGAAGCCATACTACTTCAAGCTGAACAACGAAACAATCGTTCCAGCCCCTGGCTTCAACATCTTCGCTACAGCTAATACCAAGGGTAAAGGTTCAGACGATGGTCGCTACATTGGTACTAACGTACTTAACGAAGCTTTCTTGGAACGTTTCGCTGTAACATTCGAACAAGAATATCCATCAGCTAAGGTAGAACTTAAGATTATCGAGAACCTAATGAATACATATGGTTGTGTCGATAAGGAGTTCGCTGAAACTCTGGTTAAATGGGCTGAAGCTATTCGTAAGACGTTCGATGACGGTGGTGTTGATGAGACTATTACTACTCGTCGTATGACTCACATCGTACGTGCTTTCAGCATCTTCAAGGATAAAAAGAAAGCAGTAGAACTTTGCTGCAATCGCTTCGATCCTGCTACTAAGACAGCGTTCGAGGACTTGTTCGATAAAGTTTCTAACCCAGCTGCTGAAGTTGAAGCTCAAGCAGTTCAAGCTGATCCAGTGGAAGTGGAGTTCTAAGATGTATATCTTACTAGGTAGTATTGCTTTGATAGTTGCGTTCTTAGGGTTCATTAGATTATTGATGACACAACCTATGAATATGCCAGATGCTGATAATTTTATCGAACAAGCAAAGAAACTACGAGGTGAAAAATGATGACAATCACATTTAAGAAGATTAATCAGTGGCACCTAATCTTTTTAGGTCTACTAGCTCTAAACATTACGTTAAGTTGGATTCGAGAGGGTAATCCTCTCGCTAACTGGGAAGGTTTGATCATGGTTTGGACTCTTTATCAGATTGGTCGTTTTAGTTTAGACCGTGAATTTGAGATTAAGCTTGAAACAGCTATCGAAGAAAGCAAGAACAAATGAGTTGGTGCAGATGGAGTACAGACATAGATAACAAGTACAACAGTGACTTGTATATCTATGACTCTGTCGGTGACGTAATCGCCGTTCACGTTGCAGGTCGTAAGCGAGCAAACTATGGTCAGAACCCTTATCCAGAAAAACCATGGAGTTACTATAAAACAAATATAGAAGGTTGGCAGCGGGAATATATTACAGACAACGCGCTTCGTCAACAGTGGTTTGAAGATAACGAAGAATGGACGTACCTACCTGAAGAGTATGCTGGAAAAGATTACAACTTTGGGTATGACGAGATGGATAGTTTGAAAGAGTTCCTGATCCAAGCCCGCAAGGATGGCATCAACTTCCCGGATTACATCTTTGACTACGTAGAGGAAGTTAAAAACGGAGCAATTAATGATTGACTTTATTGAACTAAACGAATCACAAAAGAACTATGTAGTTTACCTTCTGACTAGGTTCAAGCACGACTCTAATGAGATCAGTCTGACCGAAATGAAGAGTTACCATGAATTGATGGTGCATGAACGAGATAAGGGTGGTCCTAAGTTTGGTTACCCGAACTGGTTGATAGTACCTGAAAATAAGGTTTCCAAAGCGATCTATGGCTTTCCCAAGCCTACCGGTGAGGATCTGGAGGCCTTTTATCGAGGAGATGTAGAACCACAAATCAAACTCGAGAAGTACTCACCAATGCTTCAGGAAGTTGTTAAAAACTATGGAATTCTGTAACAATTTGTTACAATCTTTTACACTTTGTTACAAAAAATATATGTACTTTAATTATGTATTATTGTATAATATAATTTCAGTTGAATTACTGAGTTTTACTTTTATTATTAAATGGAGATATTATGACACATACAGCTAAAGTTTTACGTCACTTGTTAAAAGGCAACACTGTTACTGCTTCTCAATTAGCAGGTCAATTTGGTTGTGGTAACCCACAAGAAGTTATTCGTCAATTGCGTGCTAAAGGTTATGCAGTTTACGGCAACAAAACTACATTGTGGGATGGTACTGAAACTACTAAGTACCGCTTAGGTCGTCCTTCTCGCGCTATGGTAGCTGCTGCTTATGCTGCTGCTGGCGCAAGCGTATTCTAAGATTGTCTAAGTAAGTCAAACGAGGGGGTGCAATGCCCCCTTTCTTGTTTGGAGATAATGTGAATAAAGAAGACCTCAAAAAATCTCAAGATCCATCCTGCAAAGGTGGGCGAAAATTCGATGGTGGTAAGCTACAGTACGGCTTGCTGCCTCCTCTTGCTTTGCGCGAGACTGTAAAGGTACTAACCTTTGGTGCAGAAAAGTATGAACCAGACAACTGGAGAAGAGTTCCAGACGGACACAGACGATACTTTGACGCAGCTCAAAGACACTTATGGGCTTACAAAGAAGGCGAAAAGATTGATCCTGAGAGTGGAGTCAATCACTTAGCTCATGCACTATGCTGCATCATGTTTATGTTAGACTTAGATGAAGGGAATGAAAATGTTTAATTTTGGTAGAGTTAGAAAACTAGAGAAACAAGTATACGAACTAGAACACGAAGTTCAACGCTTAGAGCAAGAGCTTACAGACCTAGACGTAGAGACTGAGAATAGAGTTGCATTGGAGAATAATCTAAATCAATCTAACGTAACTATAGATTGGGAAGTAATGAATGCCTTTAGCATTGAACGAAATAAAGGTAATATTGAAGACCTAGGTCTACGGGCATATACAACAATTGGTTACTTTGTCCCTGGTGCAGAAGGTGAAGCCGCAGTTAGAGAGTGGCACTTATGGACCTCTGTAGAACAGCACAATAAGTTAGTTGAAGACTTCAATGCTTACATCGCCAAGAAAAAGAAAAAGTAAGTGTACATTAATTCGTACCTGTGTTATTATATAATTTTAGGAGATATATTATGAAACTATGGCGTAAAATAGCAAAGAAAGATCCAGTAACAGGTAAACGTAATGGTCGTCAGATCCGTTACGAAGGATTTGTAAGTGAACAGGTACTAAAGCTTCAACCAAGAACATATCCTTTATTGGATGCTTTGATCGAACGTGCAGGTCTGAAATTCGTTATGAGTAAGAAAGAGGAAGCAAAGCTTGCTGAAATGATTGCTTCTGTAAGTGAGGAAAAGACTGATGAAACTAAGTAAGGAAACCCTTAACCTAATTAAGAACTATGCTTCCATTAATGGGAACTTGCTTCTTAAACCTGGTAAAAAGCTAGCAACTATTCATATTCAGAATAAGATATTCTCTTCTGCTACTATCGCTGAAGACTTTCCTGTACAGTTCCCTATCTATGACGTGAATGAATTCTTGTCTGTGCTTTCTCTATTTGAGAATCCTGACATCGACTTCACAGATAAGTACCTAACAATCAAGGAAGGTAATTCAGCTCTGAAGTTCTTTGCGGCTTCCATCGATAACATGAAGCTTCCACCAGACAAGGATGTAAACTTCGCGGATATCGTAGCAGAGTTTGACTTGTCTGCAGCTCTATTGACAACTATTCCAAGAACTGCCGGTGTATTGAAAGTTGACGGCATCTCTTTGGTTGGTGATGGTACTAATCTTTCAGTTGTAATTGCAGACAAAAAGAATGCTACATCTAACTCTTATTCTACTACAGTAGGTACTACAACTTCTGTATTCAGAGTAAACGTAGCAGTTGAAAACATCAAGATGCTTCCTGGAAACTACAAAGTTTCTATTGGTAAGAAAGGTTTGAAACTACAATTGGAAAATTCTGACTTAGTTTATTACGTTGCTATTGAGCTTGATTCTACATTTGAGTAATTTGAGAAGGACTATATTATGAGTAACAACTATCTCTGGGTCGAAAAGTATCGTCCCCAGAAAATTGACGATTGTATCCTTCCTGCTGAGCTAAAGAAAGTCTTTAAAGAATTTATTGCTTCTGGCCAGCTTCCTAACTTCCTATTCTCAGGTGGTGCAGGCGTGGGTAAAACTACGGTTGCAAAAGCTTTATGTAATGAGATTGGAGCTGAGTACCTATTCATTAACGGTTCTGAGGAGTCGGGTATCGATACTCTTCGTACCAAGATTAAGGGCTTTGCTTCTACTATCTCATTGACTGACTCCAAGAAAGTAGTCATCATCGACGAAGCAGACTACCTGAACCCAAACTCTACCCAACCTGCTCTTCGTGCCTTCATCGAAGAATTCAGTGCAAACTGTCGATTCATTTTTACTTGTAACTTCAAGAACAAGATAATCGAACCACTACATTCTCGTTGTGCCGTTGTAGACTTCAACATCGATAACTCTCAGAAACCAGCTCTCGCCGCTGAATTCTTTAAGAGAACAGTTAATATCTTGAAGCAAGAGAACATCGAGTACGATCAGAAGGTTGTGGTAGAACTAATCACTAAACACTTTCCAGACTTCCGCAGAATTCTAAATGAGTTACAGCGTTATTCTGTTTCTGGTAAGATCGATTCAGGTATACTTGTTAACCTGACTGAAGAGTCATATAAGCTGCTGATCAAGGGATTGAAAGAGAAAAACTTTACCGAAGTTCGTAAGTGGGTTGCAAAACATAGCGATGAGTCTATAAATACCTTTAAGCATCTCTACGATACAGCTTCTACTAACGTTGACCAATCTTCTATACCGCAGCTGGTTTTGATCCTTGCAGACTACCAGTACAAAGCTGCTTTCGTAGCTGATGCTGAACTTAATCTCATGGCAGCCCTGACTGAAGTTATGGCTCAATGTAAATTCAAGTAGGAGGGTGAGATGGATTATTTAATCATATTCATATTTGGTTTCGTCACAGGTTGGTTGGTTCTTAGAACTATAGTTCAATATAGAGTCAAACAAGTCAAAGACATCTTAATGCAAACTATCGAAAAGAGTATGCCTGAAGAAGTTATGATCACGTTCTCAAAAGAAGGTGACTTGATTCAAGTTCATAACTCTGCGACTCAAGAGTTCCTAGCTCAAGGTTCTACTAAGGAAGAGATTGTACAGATTCTAGAAGATCGCTGGCCCAATAAAGTATTCAGAGCTAGCTCTAAGAACATGGAAGAGATGGGTCTAAAATGAGTCCATTTGACTTCCTAAATTCAATCAATGAAAATAAACAGGACCTGTTTGTAGATCCAACAGCAGAGAAAGATTATAATGCATTCATAATCAACAAGGGTCTATCTTATTTTCCTGACACAGTACTGTTTGCTAATGAGATGAACAAGTTTAGAGACGCTCCTAAGAAGTGGCAGTATGACTTCCTTAGACTTGCTATCCCTAAGAAAAGAAGATTCAGTAAGTGGCACAAGAAAGATGCACCAACCGATCTTATACAGTTAATTTGTAAGCATTATAAATATTCTGAGCAGAAAGCTTATGAGATTTTGGATTTACTTTCGCCAGAACAGATCGATAGCATCAGGAAGCAATACGATGTCGGTGGACGAAATCCTTAGTCTTATAAATAATTACACAATAAGATAAACAAGGAAAGTAATTTATTATGACAATCGCAATGGTTTATTATGATTGGACACCTGATGCAATGTTGGAAGTTGACTTGATTCTACCAGATAACTTTCTGAAAGTCAGAGAAACTCTAACTCGTATCGGCATCGCTTCTCGTAAAGAGAAGAAGTTGTTTCAGTCATGCCACATTTTACACAAACAAGGTAAGTACTTTATTGTACACTTCAAAGAGCTATTTGCTTTAGACGGCAAAGAGTCAGATATTACCATGTCAGATATTGAGCGACGCAACGTAATCGCGGAGCTCTTACAAGATTGGGGCTTGCTAAAGATTTTAGACAAATCTAAAGCAGAACCAAAAGCTTCTCTTTCTCAAATAAAGGTTGTTTCTTTTAAAGAGAAAGCAGAATGGGAACTAGTACCAAAGTATAATATTGGTGGTGTTAAACGTAATATAAAGGAATAAAAATGGAACAAATTATTAAATTAGAATTGACTGTGACTGAAGTTAACACAATCTTGGCTTCTTTGGGTAAGCACCCATTTGACCAAATCGCTTCATTAGTAGTCAAAATCAAACAGCAAGGCGAAGCACAGATCGCCGCACAAGAAGCATCTCAGCCACAACCAGCTGCAGAATAATGAAATCATTATCCCACACTAATACTTTTAATTAGTGAGTTTTTGGAAGTTTCTTATAAGTATTAATGTAGTTAATTTGCTACAATCGATATTAAAACTTAATTAAGGAGATTTACTATGTGGACAAAACCAGCTGCTACTGAAATGCGCTTCGGCTTCGAAGTAACAATGTACGTAATGAACAAGTAATTTCTGTTCGGGACGGGAATTAGGGGACTTCGGTCCCCTTTCTATTTTATAATTGGAGAATGATATGATCAACGTAGGACACAATGTACAAGAATTTTTAGAATATCGTCAGTGGGATGGCCAAGCCTATCAAGCGGGCAAATTTATTGACCTAACATCAGCTCATTTTCAGGGCTCATGGAATGTTTTCTTTTTCTATCCAGCAGACTTCACGTTTGTTTGCCCTACAGAGTTAGGTGACTTACAAGACCACTATGAAGAACTTAAAGGTCTAGGTGTAAATGTATATGGAGTTTCTACTGATACCCATTTTGTTCACAAAGCTTGGGCTGACGCTTCTGATACAATCAAGAAACTAGAGTACCCATTAATTGGTGACGCTAACCATTCTCTAACAGACGATGTCTTTGATATACTAGACAGCAATTCTGGTTTAGCTAAACGTTCTACCTTTGTTGTAGACCCAGATGGCATCGCGGTTATCATTGAACAAACTGCAGACGGTATCGGTAGAAACGCTGATGAATTAGTACGTAAGATCAAAGCTGCTATCTACACAAGAAACAATCCAAACGAAGCATGTCCAGCTAAATGGGCTGAAGGAGCTGCAACACTAACTCCTAGCTTGGATCTAGTAGGTAAAATCTAATAAATAGTCCTATACCAACCTCTCACAGCTGGTCTTTAGAGTCAGTTATGTCAAGTTGGTGAATGTCTTAACCATAGGACCGTTAAGCTGGCAGAGGATAACCAGTGTAAAACCTCAAAAATATATTTACTTTAATTAGATATTATTGTATAATATAAAAATTGAAGGAGAACGAAGATAGCTACTCGTAAACAAAAGCCTATTAATGACGAACAAGGACTAAAGGTTAACGTGCCCGATGGTCAGTTCGAAAAAGCATTCAGACGCTTTAGAAACAAGATCCAAGACTCTGGACTTTTACAAGAACTCAGAGAAAGAATGGAATACGAGAAGCCATCTATCGCTCGAAAGAAAGCAAAGAACCAAGCTCGCAAGCGTTGGTTAAGAAAGCTAGCTTCACAACAGTTACCTGAGAAAAAATATTAATGGAACATTTGAATATTGATGTTTGGGGTACCGCTGAGAAACTTCAAAAAGAAGGTCACAGCGTGTACGATATGATTTTAGCTGCTTCCCAAAGAGCTAAGGAAATTTCGAAACAACGAAACTTTCTAGATGCTAAAGAGGGAAGGCTAAATAAGTATCCTTATAAGCCTATCAACGAGGCTCTTAAGGAATTTGAAACTGAAGTAAACAATAAAGAAAGTGAATAACATGAACGTAACTATTACAGAAGCAAACGGCGGCTACATTATCTCTACACCTAACGGTTTATTTGTAGCAACCAATTTAAACAAAGCAGTTAACATTGCTAAAGAACAGTTTAAGGGTGCAGCAGAAGGTTCTGCTGAATAGGTATACCTTGACGTATGCCAATAGGTATATGAATTTTCAAGTGTCTTCGGATATATAATTATGTAGTTCAATTATTCGGAGACACAAATGAAATTAGCAGTATTAGTAACAAGTTTAGTACTAGTTGGTTGTACAACAACCACAGAATACGAGGTCAACGATAAGCAATTTTTAGATCGTAGACCTTACACAGCAAAAACGACGTAAACTCTAAGGTAAGGACTTCAAGACGGCGGTTCGATTCCGCCCAGGTCCACCAGAAAACATACTACAATGCCGAGCAACCGCCATAACCACACTGTATTGTTGCTAACTTGTGGTGTAGTATGTTTCCTAATGGGCCTGACCAGGTTTCGATTGGGGTAGATAGAATAAGGGCGTCCGACAAAGAAGTCGAAAAAATATAAATAAGATAACTGCAAACGATGAGTTATTCGCTTTAGCAGCTTAATTGCTGCTTAGGGTTTCGGTAGGTTTCCTCGTAACAGAATAACCTACTCTCTATGCCTTCGGGGTAGAGTATATTAAATCTTGCTTAACTAAGGAGAAAAATAAAATGACAAGACTTCATTTAAACACATTATGGCCTGCATCTGTAGGATTTGATCGATTCATTCACGACGTAGAAAACATGCTAAACCAAGCAGAACAAACTACATCATTCCCACCTCATAATATCATTAAGGTAGACGACAACAAGTACGTTGTAGAAGTCGCTGTGGCTGGTTTCAGCAAAGATGATATTACAATCAAGGTTGTTGACGGCTCTCTTGAAATCAAGGGTGAAAAATCCAATCAAGACAAAGACGTTCAATACCTCCACAAAGGAATTGGTACTCGTTCATTCGTTAAGAAACTGCAGCTTGCGGAGACTGTCGAAGTTCGAGGAGCCAAGTTCAAAGATGGGATCCTTACCATCGGTCTAGAGAATGTTATCCCTGAAGAGAAGAAACCTAAGGTCATTACAATTGACGAAGAGCTTCCTCTATTCAAGGACGAGAAACAACTCTTAACTGAAGACTAAGGAGCAGGGGCTTCGGCCCCTCTAATAATGGATAAAGTGATCAAATCTTTCAAAACAATCCGCAGAGGAAACTATCAGCTTAGGCTGTCTGTATTCGGAAATGACAGCTTTCTAATCGTAGGCAATCATATCCTAGATGATACAAAATTTTTCGTACGGCACTTCACTAACGAAGTCGAAGCCGTAATTTACATGGAATATATTATAGAAAAGGACCTATATGGCTAACATCGTTTTAATTAAATTCGTGTCTGGTGAAGAGGTTATTGCCGACTTAATTTCATCTGGAGAATCTGCGAAAGTTATCTCTGACGCAGTTACTTTAGTATATCGACAAACAGAAAATGGCAAAATGACAGTAGGATTTGCTCCCTTCATGCCTTATGCTGAAGGAACAATTACTCTATATGATAATTCAATTTTGGCTATCAGTCAACCTCAAGAAGACCTAAAAAACGAGTTTAATCGTATTTTTGGTTCTGGTATCGTAGTAGCTCAGGCTAATGATGCTGCATTTAAAGCATAAAACTGTGTACATTAATTAGAAAATATGATATAATGTCTCTATAATTGAAAAGGAGACTATTATATGACTAAAGGTATTCAGTTCGATCGTAATAGACACGGCGCTTTATATGACCGCGGTGGTGCAGATTCATGGTACGGTCGTGAACCTGAACCACACTGGTACCCAAACGGTACAGGTAATGGTGAAAAAATCACTGACTT